CCTGTAGTTTCTGAGGAGCCTGTAGTTTCTGAGGAGCCTGTAGTTTCTGAGGAGCCTGTTGTTTCTGAGGAGCCTGTTATTTCTGAGGAACCTGTTATTGAATCTGTACCAGTGGAACCCGATGGCATATGAATTACTCAGGCAACTCATATATCTTGTTAGTCGGATATTTACACGGCTTAGATACTTCCTACCATCACACCATCCTTATATACCTGACATTTAAAGGTTTGTTCTTTGGGTTGATAACACATTTCTTTGTTGCTGGACACCTCGTTGAAAAACAAAAACTTCGCGATTCCGGCGGCGCTCATAATGGCAACAATGATTGCACCATATCCAAGCCCGCAAACTATATCCAATAACAGGGCGCTTCCGCTCGTTATGCATTTTTGACTATAAAACTTGATAAATATATCTATCGCGAAATACGTCAGCAATCCGACAAACACCCACATATTGGCCGCATCATTCATGAACATTGGAATCGACAAATAGGCGATGGTAAATGCAAAAACAAATGCGCTAAATGTAGAATTTCCATACTTGCTGTATTCTACGGCAGTGCATACACCGCCATTATTTGTAGTCGGGTTACTTCCGGATAAATAATATCCGTAGTTTCTCGTAACGACACCCACCAATAGAATCACTAAATATAACAGGCCCTTGGCATTTTGAAACACAAATGACAGGCTTGTGACCCCGGCGGCGAGAATTATGGGGCTAAAAAACGTTAGCCACACTAAAATATCCTTTGGCAAAAATAGTTGTAATTGGCGACCGGGTGTAGAATTAATGTAATCTGCAGACTGCATATAATAATAACCAATAATATAATTTATTATTATGCGAACTTAAATCTTCAAGGCAGGAGATTTGTCTAAAATCAGGTCAAGTGCTTCGCTCACATGACTCACCTCGTGGAATTTAATGTCCGTTAAAACGGCATCGTTTTTATATTTCTCGTAAAATTCCTCAAAGTCCTTCTTATTTTCCTTCGGGTATATGAACTCCTTCACCCCCGCCTTGATGGATCCCAATATTTTATAATTTAATCCGCCAATTGCGGTAATATCTCCCGACATTTGAATCTCGCCTGTCATGGCCATTCTTGCCTTTATCGGGATATCATTTAACAGACTATAGAGTGCAATGGTTATGATTCCGCCGGCACTCGGACCGTCTTTCTGTACAGACCCGTCTCCAGGATGAATATTAATGCCGTACTTGTTGTTTTCGCCGTCATATAGGGTGCGTATCTGCTTCTTTCTCTCTTCAGAGGTTAGATTCCAAGCAACCGTCAACGAGACGTGCATACTTTCGCGCATCACATCTTGTTGTAGCCCGGTTAACTTCAGTTCTAAAAACTGCTCAGACGGGAAAAACTTGGCATGTATCGGCAATGTCCCTCCGTTTCCGTGCGAAGTTGCGAACATTCCGTTTGCAAACCCAACCAAACTCTCCTCCGGGACCTTACGAATAATGACCTCGCGCTTGTCCTTGAAATATTTAGTTTTAATGTCGGCGATACTTATATTGATTGGCAGCTCGTAGTCAGTGTCATTATTCTTTAATATGTCCAAGTTAATCTCACCCACAATCTCAAACATAATTTCCTTCAGCTTTCTAACGCCCGATTCTGACGTGTACTCATCAATTATAAATTTCAATACATCATCTGCAAACACAATGGTGTCTTCAAGCCCCATTTTCTTATAAACATCCGGGAGAATGTGCGTTTTACTGATCACCAACTTATCCTCCAATGTTAGACTGTTGAACTTAATCCGATGTACGCGGTCCAACAGGATTTTATCTATGGCATCAACATCATTATAAGACAAAATAAACAGTGCCTTTGACAAATCAAGGTCAATGCCAGTGAAATACTTGTCCTGGAAGCAGTCATTCTGTGCGGGGTCTAATAGATGCGTTAATATGCCGACGATTTCCTTGCCATGCTCAGTGCGACTTATCTTATCCACTTCATCAATGAAAATGATCGGGTTCATGCATCGTTTATCAATAAGAATCTGAACGATAGACCCCCAAGTAGACCCCACATAGGTATAATTATGACCGTGAAGTGTGCTTCCATTACTATCGCCGCCCATCTGAATCATTGAAAATGGCCTGCCATTACCGTTATCATCCTTCAGACAATCAGACAGACCTCGCTTTGCCATTGAAGTTTTGCCGATCCCGGGGGGGCCTTCAAACCCAAAACAGTAACCATCTTGCTCGCCATTCAGCCACTGCCCAATGATTCTCTCTATTTGTTTCTTTGCCTTATCGTGTCCATGAACCGCCTTATCAAGGGTGGACTTGACTTCATCCATATAATCTGTGATTTGTTTCATGTTCCCGTTTATTTTTTGAACGTCCTGCTTTATTTCCGCATTTGAAAGCATGGGGTTCATATTTGCGGATCCGACAAACTCGGCATATATGTCATCAATTATATTCTTGGAATCAGCGACCGACGGGTCCTTGTATATAGTTAAAATACTATTTACATGCAAAACAAGCTCATCCTTGGTCAAGGCGGAAATTTTGCTGCACTTTTTCTTGTATTTCTTCAGAATAACGTGCAACGCGGTTGCATTGGCCAGCAATTTCTTCTTGTCACCCACAGTCAAATAGGCACGAACCTTTTCTATTTGTTCGGCTTTGTCGCTGGACCCATTTGTGCCCTGTATCTTTTTAACATATTTCAACACCTCTATGCTCGTGTATTTTTCCTTGTTTGGTATTTCCGGGAAAACGGAACAAATGTTATGCTTCTTGCAGGTATCCCTGAATTGTGTCTTTATCTTGTCCATCACATTTAGTATCGGTTCTCTCCTGTATACATTAAAGGGTATCTTTAGCAATGCATCCAAGTATTGGCGCGCCTTGGACCCAGAATCTTCTGACTTGGCCTTTACTTCCTTCAACTTCATCATCGCCTTCTCCTTAACGGAGTCTGACGCCTTTAGCAGACAAATCTGTTGTTCAAGCGGAATCTTGTTAATGTCAAAGTTTGACAGCTCATTCGTGTATTGAATCGTCTTTTTCATTGCCTGTTTAAAGCACTGCTTGATGGACCATGGAAAACTATCAAACAATATCGTTTGCTCCTGCGTATCCACATTACCGTTTGAATCATTAGAGAGAATATCATATAACAGGTACGCCAAATACTGGTTCTCATAATTAGATGAGCATATTAGAAGATTTATCAGAATATTTCGCTTGGTAAACATATCCTCGGTTATAAACTCCTTTACAAGCTGCGATATTTGCTTTTGCCGCAGCACATTGTTCTGGCTTATATACCCGGCATATCGTGCATACAGGTCTGTATCCGCCTCATAAATCAGATAATCCTTCAATATTAGCGACGAGAGAAATTTATCAAACGAATCTTTCTGGAAATTATCAGGAGGCAAATTCGCCAATAAATTCGCCCGCTTCTGTGTAACATACTTGCTGTCCAAAAAATCAATAACCACGTCGTCCACAATGCCATATATCAAGAGGCTCTTCTTTAATGCTACGTTACGGATTAACAGTTTTATGCCAAACACCTTCATATTAAACTGCTTATAGGAGGACCCAGTGTCAATGCATGTCAAGTTTCGCATTTCATCCGTAAATTCGTCGTTTTTCTTTTGCTTCGTATCGTCGGGGCGGTTAATCACTTTATAACTACTTGGGTGGAAGTACTTTTTCAGAAGGTCCAACTTCTCCTGCTCGCCATCATCTGCAGTCAGTTTGTTGTTGTTTCCAAAACAAATTAACAGGAGGTCCTCCAAACTATCAGTTCCATAGTTTTTCAACAGCCCAGATAATTCGTTATTGATCACCTGCAGACTATTGATTAAGTTGTCTGTATTATTCTTATTATTCGCGACTTCGTGGATTTTTCTGTTTAGGTCCCCCAATCGGTCAATACAAGTTCCCACATCGCCGATTCCTAAAATATCCAGAAATTTATTTTTTTGAACATGGATTATTGTTTTCTGAATAACATCTTTAAAAAACCCTATCTTCTTATCGACTAAAACGGTTATGTCATTGGAGATAGTTTCCTTTTTTAAAGGAGCAATTTTGTCATTCATATTCTTATATAATATATGATATTTATATTCGCATATATAAACTCGCAAACTGTTCTGCTCGGAGTGTATGCGCAAAATAAAATTAGTAAACTGTGGCGGCACACGAGGCTTCAAGCAGAATATAATTTATTTTAATTAAAAAATTGAGTTACTAATTTTCCTGTAGCCAGATGCATAACTTAATGTGCGACAGTGACGCTACTACAATAAACTATAAAATGACATCTATTGCTGCAGAAGAGATGTACATGGACTCTCCGCCAACACGGGGCGGATTTCATACACCCCCGCCACATGATGACTCTGACACGGACTTGGACATTGAAGTAAGCATTTTAAATGCATCGCCTCTCGTTTGTGGACAATCTATATTTCCAAATATGCAGACGAGGTCGCCATCCAGAGGAGTCTCCTGCCTAATCTTCCCAGAATTTATTGATGTGCCCGAATTTCCCGACTTTTCGGACAATAAGGACCCCCCGGTGCGCGCCGAATTTACGCTGCCAGATGGGTCCGTCGTAGCTGGAACAAAGTATGGAAATCGCACCTTTTGGTGCGGGACGTGTGCATTTGAAGATGGGGTCTATAACGGCGATCTTGTGAACAGCATGCGCGAAGGGTTTGGGACGCTCACGTGTGCGGACGGTTCCACATATCGCGGGTATTGGGTTAACAATAAAAGGCAGGGGGAGGGCGAAGAGAAACTGCCAGATGGGACAACCTATGACGGCGACTGGGTAAATGACTACAAGAACGGCTGGGGGGTTACAACTTATTTAGACGGGACAGAACACAAAGGCGATTGGAGAGATGGTGTTAAAAGGGGCTGGGGTAGAATTATATACGGCGCTGGCAATGATAAGCTGAGGGGACGCGTCTATAGCGGCAACTGGCGAACAGAGGGCGACAATTTGTACGGAAAGGGAGAAATCTTGTATCCAAATGGCGACACATATAACGGAGAGTGGCTAACCGAGGCGCGCCATGGCAGTGGAATACACAAGGCTGTCGGCGGCAATATTTATATTGGCACATGGGAGAATGATGAGGCCGTATTGGGCGATGTAACCTACGCAGACGGCACAAAGAGCACGGGTATAAGATGGCGAAGCATTTCGCGCATGTTGCAGGCATTATAACAAAGACAAAATGAGGACAACCAAATATAAAAATAAAGACAAAAAAGACAAACAAGACAAAATCTGCCCACTCACAAATAATATATAAGCTAACATATTAAACACAAATACACATAATAAATAACTTGAAACTATGGGCATCCCAAGTTATTTTTCTTACATTGTCAAAAATCATGCGAGCATCATAAAGAAGCTGAGCGCCAATACTATCCNAGTAAACAATCTTTACTTGGATTGTAATTCTATTATTTACGACGTAGTTCACAATATTGACTTCAATAAGCTGATTGAATCTGACGTGGAGACGATTCTTCGCGGAATTTGTTCTAAGATTGACGAATATATTCGGCAATTAAAGCCCGATAAGACTATTTTTATTGCGTTTGATGGCGTTGCACCCGTTGCAAAGTTGGAGCAACAGCGCTCTCGCCGATACAAGTCGCTTTACCAAAACAACGTTTCACGCTCTATTTTTCAAACAACGATGACCCCCGACCCGTGGAATACTACTGCTATTACACCCGGCACTGTATTTATGAAGCGGTTAAACGAGCGGATGTACTCGCTTTATAACAATCCGGCCAAATATAATGCGGCAAAGATTATTGTGTCTGGAAGCGACTCGCCTGGAGAGGGCGAACACAAACTATTCCAACATATTCGCGACCATGAAGCCGACCATAAGAACGACACGACGGTTATTTATGGCCTGGATGCTGACCTTATTATGTTGTCCATCAATCATTTGCCAATTTCCAACAGTATTTACCTATTTCGCGAAACCCCACATTTTATTCAGTCTATTAACTCCGAATTGGAACCCAATGAGTCATATGTAATTGACATACCCGAATTGGCAAAAATCATCACATTGGACATGAATAACGGCGAAGAGCTTACCACGTTTCAGCAGCGGAACCGTATTTACGACTACATTTTCCTGTGTTTTTTCCTTGGCAACGACTTTTTGCCCCACTTTCCTGCAGTAAATATACGCACTGGGGGTGTAGAGAAAATGCTACAGGCGTATAAGGCGACGATTGGCGGCACCAACGAGAATTTAACAGACGGGAAAACGATTTACTGGAAAAATGTCAGAAAGCTTGTGCAATTTCTCGCCGACAATGAAGAGGAGTTCTTGAAGACAGAAACTAAATTAAGAGACCGCCGCGGTAAATCGCAGATGGCCGATGTAACCCCCGAAGACAAGTTTCAGAAATTTGACGCCATGCCAACTTACGAAAGGGCCGCAGAAAAACATATTGATCCGTTTAGCCCGAATTGGCAGCCAAGATATTACAAGACGCTGTTTGATTTGGCAATTGATGAAACGAGACGGAAACAGATATGCACGAATTATTTGGAGGGGCTGGAGTGGACAATGAAATATTACACTACTGGCTGCGCAAATTGGAGGTGGTGTTACAATTACAAATATCCGCCGCTATTGTGCGACCTGATCCGTTACATCCCCTATTTTGATACGGAATTTGTAGAGGTCGTGAAACCCAATCCAGTAACAGAGTTGGTTCAGCTATGTTATGTTTTACCTAAGCAGAGTTTGCCCCTGCTGCCTGAAAATTTATACAATGCCCTGCTCAAGACCCATGGCGATTGGTATGAAAATGACTGCACATTTACTTGGGCGTATTGTAGATATTTTTGGGAAGCGCATGTAAACCTCCCGCACATAGAAATTAATGAATTGGAGGCCTTTGTTGCGAAGGGCAAGTAAATCGGATATGTAGTATAAAAATTGTTGCCTTATACTACATAATGAAGGGTGTTGGTGAAAATGTTGCATATTTCAGGGTCTACACTCTGTAGAAGACACCCCTGTTTTTTACTTGGAAAGTATTTTGGGAAAGTTGAAATTGGACAAAAAAAATGTCCAAAAACGAAAAGGCGAAAAAAGTCTCTCCGAAATACATGTTTTCGCTGCATAATTGAAATTTATGGTCTGGTCACAGAAAAAATAATTTTCAATTTGTTACGATAAAATTTTATTGTTTTTAGTAAAAAGTATCTAAACTTATTTTCTATTGATAATATATAGCAATGTTTAGCAATGATTTTAAGCCGAAATTAAGCCCGGAATATTACTGCAAAAGTTGTGACTATGTAACAAGCAAGAAGAGTAACATTGATAATCATTATCGGAGTGCTAAACACATGAAATCAATAGCAATCACTGAAATTAAGCCAAATTTAAGCTCCAAGTATATATGTTTAACTTGTCATAAAGAATATAAGGACAATTCGGGGTTATGGAGACACAGAAACAAGGGTAGTTGCGAAACCCCCGCAGGGGACAAGCTTATGGATTCAGATTCTGGATTCGTAGATATCCACGACAAGCATATTGACTTAGCCGACAAAGATGGATTAATTATGATGCTAATTAAACAGAACACCGAACTAATAAGGGAACAAGGTAGCATAAAGCAAATGATGATGGAGCAGCAGAACAAAATGATAGAACAACAGAATTTTGTTTTGGAGATTGCGAAAAATGGTACACATAACACGACTAATTCTCACAACAAGGCTTTTAACCTGAACTTTTTCTTGAACGAAACCTGCAAGGATGCTATGAACATCATGGATTTCGTTGATTCTATTAAGCTGCAGTTATCGGATTTAGAGAAGGTCGGAGAATTGGGGTACGTTGAAGGAATATCCAATATTATTGTGAAGAACCTCAATGAACTGGATGTGACACAACGGCCTGTTCACTGCACTGATAAAAAGAGAGAAACAATGTATATCCGAGATGAAAATAAATGGGAAAAAGATGAAGCAAATAGCAAAATTAAAAAGGCGATAAAAAGGGTAGCATCCAAGAACCAAAGACTGTTGCCCAAGTTTAAAGAAGCACATCCAGATTGTGGCACTTATCATTCCAAATACTCAGATCAATATAACAAAATTATTATAGAATCAGTTGGCGGGTCCGGCGACAATGACGCTGAAAAAGAGGAGAAGATCATCCGGAATATCTCCAAAAATGTCGTTGTTGAAAAGTAGGTCGTCTTTAGACGCGCGGAAAGGCATATTACCGACATGGGAATTTTGTATAACTATATTATAAAATGAATCACAACAATCATTATACTATCATGTTTTTTATAATGATTTTATCAGGGTTGTTATCTACCATGAACATGTGGGCAGATAAATTGGACGATGTACGGTTTAGTATAAATGATGCATACATGATTCTGCTGATGACTGGTTGGATGTTTCTATTTATGGGGTTAATTGACGGTGAACCCACCATCATTTTCATCGGCGGATTATTGGTAGTGGCCAATCTGTGGTGTATTAGAACGCAATTTTTGGTTTCGGAAGCACAGTATAAATCGGGCATGATACCGCATCATTCAATGGCGGTCCACATGAGCAAACGATTATTAGAAAAGAAAAATAATATACAACCCTTTCTCCAACATATTATTGATTCGCAAGAGAAGGAAATATTATTTATGAAAAACTCGGCAATTTAATTATTGCACGCTTTTTCATTTCAACTGCCGATTAAAGATAAAAATTGATATAGATGTATTTTATATATATATAT